GCCCACGCGATCGAATCCCACGTGCCCCAAAGATTCCCGTAGCTGCCGCCTCCCAAGCCACCGCCCCATCCTCCGTAAGAGCCGCCGCCGAACGGACCTCCGGTGTTGCGTGCCTGCATCCAATCAACCGGGATGTCGTTTTTGGCGACCATCTCCCGCCCGTCAGTCACGCGCGCCGCCATGATCTTGTCCTTGGCGATAGCCATCTGTTCCTTGCGAAGCTGCATCGCAAACTGTTTGTTTTTATGCAGCGGCATGACGATCAGGCTGGCAAGGAAGGCCACCAACGCAGCCCTGAATTGCGGGTCCCAATTGCTCGGGTAGAACATCAGCGCCGTATAGACCAGCGTCGCGTTCGGTACGTTGGTGCAGATGACCGTGCGGCCCTGCGGGCTCGTGCCTTGCGTCTGCCACGTCTGCGGGCCTTGGCCTGGCGCGTTCGGGTTGACCAAGGCCGGCTGGATTCTATTGATGACACCGCCTGCGGTATAAACACCGAACGCCGTGGCATTGATCGGGTTGCCGTCCGCATCCTCAAGCTGCACCGTGTTGGGGCCGACGTTGAAAGCCGAGAACGTGCCGCCGTTCAACTGCGTCATGCCGCCGACTTGGCTGACGTAGAACAGGTTGCCGTTGGCGATGCTCGAACCGATGCCGGGAGCGGTGATCTGGCACGGATTGCCGTTGGTGATTCCCGTGATGGCGATGTTGGGTCCGAACACATAGGACGCGCTCGGCTGCGGGATGATCGGATAGTTGGGGTCGAAGCATTCCGTCCAGCGGGCCGGGATGATGCGGGCGCCGACTGCAGGGCGCTGGATGTTTCCCGTGGTCAGCGGTGCGTTGTTGTTGGGCGGGACGATGTTGCCCGTGGGCGGCCCTGGATTGATGTTGGCGGGGTTCCAGGGCACGAAGCGGGCTTTCATACAGTTAATAGGATAGGAGTATTCATAGAGGAATTGCGCGTCGCAAACGACGGTGCCGACATTTGGGGTTTGCTGGGTCGCGTCGGCAAGAAGCACCATGGATGCTTCCATTCGCGCGAAATTCCAATGCGCGGAGCGCAGCAATTGCCGCAGACATTGGCCGTAGTGGCGCAACAGCACTTGCGCGGGGCGCGTGCCTTCCTCGATGTCGCCGATGGTGAAGTCCACACCGGCAGCATCGAGGCTTTCGTTGCAAACGTCCGCGACTAGATTGATGGCCGCCTCCTGCCGCTATCCCTGCTCCGTGGCCGCCATCGCGGTTGACGCCTGTTCGTCCTGGGCTTCCATCTTGGCGCCTTCCGCTCCGGTCAGGACTGGCGCGACGTGCCGTCCGAGCGTTGCGGCGAACAACTCCACAAAGCCCACGTCCCATGTGGTCGGGTCAGTCACTTGTCCCGTGTATACCATGATGGCGCTTGGGATGTTGCATAGAATCACCCGTTGCGCCGGGGTAAAATAGTTGTCGTTGGCGACTGAAAACACATTCGGTTGCGGATCGAAATTCAAGGTGAATAGCGGCGTCTGCTTGACGGATCGCACCTTGAGGCAATCGCCGGGGTAAGCATATTCGAAAAGGAAGCCGATCGGCGGATTGGTCGCCGGATTCCACGCCACGGGCGGGATATAGCCTCCGGTAGGGGCGGATTTCAGGAGCGTGAGGGCAATATTGCGTTCGGCGAAGCCCCAATCCTTGCCGTCCGCGCCAAGTCGTAGAAGTTCGTCGCGGGTCTGGGCGTACACGTCCAGGAAATGCTTCGCTTGTGCCGAGCCGTCATAAAGCGACGCGACGCGGCCCTTGGCGAAGCCCATGCGGACCAATGCCAAATTGCAGGCGTCCGCCGGGGATTGAACAGCGGCGGTCGAAACCATCAGTTCGTCCTCTGCTCGGCAATCTGCTCAAACCCGGACCCGGATTCGACAAGCGACTGTGCCAGATCGGGCTTGCCTGCGCCAGCCATTGCAAGCTCGCTGGCGAGCAAACGAACAACGGCTTCACGGAAGCCTGGGTCCCACGTTCCTTCGTTCGGATTGTTGTTGTAGGCCGCGCCAGCCGCCGCCTGGTTTGCCCAGATGACCTTGACCTGCGCCGCCGCCACGATGTTGTTGCCCACGCTCCAATTGACCGGCAGCGGATTGTTCACATCGGCGGCCGCGGCGGGGAAAAGTTGCCAGACCTGAACGCCATTGCCGGGATAGAGATACTCGTACTGGAAACCGCCGGCTGGTCCGAATGGTCCGGCGTTTCCGCTTGCCGTCAGCGCCACAATATTGCGGGCGAAGTCCCAGCCAAATTGACGTCCTACGGTTTGAACGCATGGGCCATATAGGCGGTTGAGTATTTTGCCGAGCGTGGTGTTGTTGTTGTCGAAGTTCGGATAAAAGCCCTGCACGGAGGCTTGGTTGTCGCCCGTGTACTGGATGGCTTGGTTGGCGATATCGTTGGATGTAATCGCCATGTTTCCCCTACTGCAACAGTTGACCGCCGGTTGCGGTGGTACAGGCGATACTTCCCGGAATGAATGTTGCGCCAAGTCCCAATTGTTGCAGCACTGAATTTAATTCCGCGTAGCATCTTTGACCGGTAATCGTATGTCCATTGAGATTGAAAACCGGCGATGCCGTGAAAACCATTTCACCTAGCGATGAGGTGTAGGCAAACGATGAGGCGTTTGTGCCGTATGCGGTATTCTGGTTAAAACTGGTTGTCTGTCCAGCATTACGCCACTGGCCGTGATGGCTGGCTTGCACATGATTTCCCGAGGACGCCAATATGGTATCTGGCCCGTCCTGTTCAACGTAAGAGCCGCGGGTTGAGTATACATCCACGGCCCCGCACCCATTCCAAAAGATATTCGAATATCGAACGATCGCGGCTATATCGACATCAAGACAAATGCCGGATGCCTTGAGTGTAAGGTTTTGGATGGTAATCGTGCAGCCATTGCTTACGGCTATTGCCACGGCATTCGCGGTTCCGTCCAAGGTGGTGTTGGCACCGCCGCTTGCCACATCTCCTTGGAGTATCATTGTGCCGCTGCCAACATTCAAACCGTTACAAACAAATCCTCCGACCGGCGCAGTAAAACTGACAGTACCGGTCTGGCCGGCTTGCACGGTCACAACGTTACCACCAAAATCAACCGTGTTTAACACGGTAAACATCGCAAAACCTGGATCAGCGAAAGCGCCGCCTGCGCTGTTCACAAGTCCGGTGTTCGAATTGCTGCCGTCCGTCCTATAATAATAGGTGACGTTTCCTGTAAGTTTGGGTCTGGTTTGAAGAAGGGTTTGCGCTTGCGCCACCGTGCAATCGATCGGAGCGGCCGAACTTCCGGTGTTATTGCACTTCACGCTGTTGGCCGCCATATTTGCCATGGATATGGTGCCGGTCGTAGTAATCGGTCCGCCAGTGAGCCCAGTTCCCGTGGCGACATTGGTCACAGTTCCGGTCGCGGTCGAGCACGCCGAACCGTTATCAATAAAATTGCCGCTCGCATCGACGGAAACGCAATGACCGCTGGTCAGCGCGCCGGTCGTCGTGACAAATTTCGTGGTGTTGCCCGAGACGGTGCCGACTGTCGGGGTAGCGCCAGCGCCGCCGCCGATGACGGGGAGATTCGCCGTCAGCGCGCCCGATGACGCGATGGTGCCTGCGGCTGTGAAGCCGAGAATTCCGCCTGACGTGCCTGTAGTCAGCCCAGTGCCGCCAAACCCTACGCCAAGGGTGCCATAGGTCTGCGCCGTGGTGCCGCCGCCACCCGATAGCAAAGGCGCTCCGACCGATCCTGCAGCGGCTGGCAGCACAAAATTATAGGTTCCGGCAACGGCGGCGGGCCGCACCGTGACGGCGCCCGATGTGCTGCCTTCAAGCACGGTCGCGCCAAGGGTAGTGTTGGCCGTGCCGAGCGTCAGCGTGCCGGCCGCATAGGTCATGGCCGCCGCGCCGGTTACTGTCGTCGCTCCCGTGTAGACTGGCACCTGACCGATGGTCGAAGCCGCGACGGTGCCGCCACCGCCGCCAACGGTGCAAGGGCCCCCCGCATCGACAAAATTGCCGGCACCGTCGATCGATACACAGTCGCCTGCGCCGAGCGCGCCAGTCGTTGTGATAAATTTTGTGGTATTGCCGGAAACCGTGCCTACTGTGGGAGCCGCGCCAGCGCCGCCGCCGATGACCGGCAGATTGGCGGTCAATGCGCCCGATGAAACAATGGTGGTCGCGCCCGTGAACGCCAGCACACCGCCCGATGTGCCGGAAGCGAGCCCGGTCCCGCCCTGCGCGGGATTGACCGGCGTAAAGCCGGTCGTGAGAGAGCCTGACGCCAACGCGCCGACGCTGGTCAGGGACGAATTCACCACACCGGGCGCAAGGATCGAGCCTGTCAGCGTGCCGGCCGGCGCAATGACCGGATTCGATCCGGCCGATGTGATGAGGCCTTTGGCGTTGACGATGAAATTGGGAATCGAGATCGATGATCCAAACGAACCCACATTGGAATTGACCGTCGCAAGTGTCGTGGCCGTCGCGCCTGGCCCAGTGCCGGTTACGTCGCCGGTCAGCGAAGTAACCGCGCTGGCGACACAACTCTGCGAGCCAAGGAAGCCGGCCGCGATGGTAAGGCACTGACCGCTCGAACCGCCCGTGACCGATGTCGATCCGACCACGAGCCCGGAAAGCCCGCCGGGAAACGGATAGGCCACGCCGTTGATGATGAATTGAAGCGGAAGCTGTGTTGCTCCACCCGCATTGCCGAATACCAACAAGCCGCCGCCCTGCGCGTTAGCGGACATGCACAGATAATGATAGCCGGTCGGATTGGTGATCGGCGCGTCATAGTCGCAGATATTGGTGCCGAGCGGTCCCGTGCCCTGGCCCGCATAAGGCGCCGTCCCGGTGCCGCGTGCTGTGACTCCGATCTCGGAGACGTTGCCGCCCGCGCCGCTGCCCGCTGCGCCGCCACCGTCGATGACGACGGGCTGCTGCCCCGCTCCGATCGCGTATTGCGGAACGTGGCCCGGAGTCCACGGGCCACCCTGCAACAGCGTGGATTGCGCCCACGCAAGCGACGGAAGCCCTAGCGCGGCGGCTAGGGCTATGATGCGGGCAAAGCGCATGGATCAGCCAGTGTAATCGTCCTGGGGCTTCTTGGCTTCGCTCGGAGGAGGCTTTGGCTCGGCGTTTGCCGCTTCTCGCTCGGCGAGTATTGCCGATGCGAGCTTGAAGCCGGGTTCGAGCAGGGCGCAAATCACGTCGAACTGATCTTGAGCAAGTCGGACGGTCGAACCGTCATCGTGTCTGACTGGCATGGTGCCTATTCTCCTGGTTCTTCGTCGTTTTCGTTTTCGACGGACATGCGCTGAATCTGGATCTCCACACGGTTCTCATCGATGCTGGTCACTTCGCCAAAGCACCGCATGTCGATGTAGTCGCCCAATTTACAGTCCGACGGGTCGAGTTTGAGCTTTTTCATCTCCGGGCCGCAGAGGCAAATCTTGGTCCCATAGGGATAGCGCGGCTTGGTCGCCATCGGGATCGGCTGGATCGCATCCAACTGATCCTCGTCGTCAAGCTCAAGATCGACCAGCTTGCTCATGTCAGGCCGCCTGTGGCATCGGGGCCGCCGCTCCCGCAGCAGGAGCCGCTTCGCCGCCGGGCGGTCCTTCCGCTCCCTCGCCGCCAACGCCGCCGGCCGCAAGTTCCGCCATGTGCTTCTCGGCAAGATCGGCATGCGCTTTCTGATGGCGGCCATGCATGTCGTCATGCTCCTTGCGGTGATTGCCGTGCATGTCGCGGCGCTCGGTGCGATGCGCGTCGTGCAGCGCCTTGCGCTCTTCGTGATGGCGCTCATGGACGGTTTTGGCGGCCGGTGCGGCTTCGTGGCCGCCGGCTTTCTCTTCCTTCTTGTCGGTGTCGGCCTTTTTGGCTGGCGTCTTTTCCTTGCCGCCGCCTTTTTCCTCGGCTTTCACGACATCCTTTTTGGGCGCGTGTTCCGCCATCTTGGCCTTCGATTCCTTCGAATACATGGCGTCATTGCTCCATTTTCGCGCGGGATTTCTGGTATAGCTTTGATGCGGCGCGCACCGTTTTTAGATCAAGCTGCTCCGGGTTTCCTTTCCCGCGCCGCGCTTCATTCTCCGCGAGTTCCTTTTTCGTGACTCCTTTGACAGCGCCAGGCGCTTATTCGTTTTCGTCACCTTCTTTGTCCGTTCCTTTTTCGTCCGCCATCTGTCTAGGCTTCCATCTTGTGGCGGGACTTCTCGTACATCTTGGACGGCTTGCGCTTGCCGTGATGCATTCCCATCAAGTTCTGCGCCAGCCGCGCCTCCTTGCCGAGCGCGCCGGGCGCGTCAGCCTTCTCGGCGGCGTACTCGCGCGTGGACTTGCCGGCGGCTTCGGCCTTCGCCTTGAAGACGCCTTTGCGGCTTTCGGGAACCGCCCGGCTGATCCACTTTTTGGGCTTGCGCTCGGCCATTCCGGTTGTCCTGGACATCATGTCTACGATGGTCGGGTGGGACATCTACCGTTCCATCTTGTCCCGCGACCTGGCGTACATCTTCGACTTTTTCTTTTCGGGCAGTTTGCCGCCGGGATCGGCTTCGGCAAATTCCTTGGCGGCGCGGCCTTCCTTCGTGTTCTTGTCCTTGTTGCCGAATGCCCATCGGCGCTGTGCTTGGGATACGGGGGGCATCAGAGCTCTGCGTTCGCTGTGACCTTACCGGTGCCCCCGTTATCCACGATCGTCATCGATAGACCGACCGCAATCGTGGAAGACGTCAATGAGCACTGCGCCACCGTCATCGATGGCGAGGCCGCCATCGTTCCAAGCGTGGCGTCGGCGGCCAAAGCGGAGCAATTGGTCGCCGTGGTTTCCGCCGTGGTGGTGAAGCCCGCAAAACCTGCCGCATAGGTCATGGTCGGGACACCACGCATCACCACCGGGAAGTTGATCAGCCACTGCAATTTGCCGTTCCCGTCACCCGCGCCAGCCGTTGTGACATGACCGAAGCCGCGGAACGTCGCCGCCGCACCTTCGCTGATCACGTAGGCATAGCGGTACTGCAACAGCGATTCTTGCGCCTGGCTGCGGCGGGAGAACGTCTTGGCGCGGGTGTCGTTGACGTTGAGCGCAGCACCGGCCGAACCGGCAACCGTTCCCAGCGCATTGTTGCGGGTGAGCTGGATGTTGCCGAATGCGATGTAGTCGTTGGTGCCCGCGGTTCCCACGGGGGTATAGCAGATCGCGATGGCGACCTGGGCAATACCGGAGGGGAACGGCGCGACGGCGGTATAACGGCCTCCGGTGCTCGGGCCGGTCAGGCTGACGGTGACGCCGGTATTGACCTGGCCGGTCCACAGCGAAGAGCCGCCGCCGCCGGCATTGAGGTTGAAGGCCGCCGTGGCCGCCGAACCGTCAACTCCCGTTCCGGAGATGAAGTAGACCACCACGTTGCCGGAGGCCGCGGAGAAGTTCGCACCGGTCACCGCATCGAAATCGACTTCGCCCGTCGCGCTCTGGAAGGCATAGGAATTCACAGATTCCAGGACCTGCATCATGCACATCTGCACAACGCCGGTCTGGCCGGACGTGCGCGCCATCTTGAACGCGGCCTTGTAGCCGGGGCGAAGATCGGCAGCGGTCGTGTCCTGCGATACCGTCATTGCGGTATTGGTGCCGGACCAATAGGCCCAACGATCCGGGCCGCCGTAGGCGAGCGTGGTGGTGACCGAGGAGCCGGACGTGGCGCGCTGGAACAGGTTCGTGGTGGCGTCGCCGCCGATCAGCCAATTCTCGGGGTTGTTGCCGGAGAGCGTCGCGCTGTAGTTGCCGAGCAAGGGAGCGGGCGCGTAGACGTTGCCGGCTTGCGGGGCACCGCCGACGATATCCTGGAACAGGTCGGTCGGGCCGATCGCCTGCACCTGCGGAACGCCGATGGTCTGCGAGAGGGCGAGCGCGCCGACCGCGATGCTGCCGAGCAGTCCGAGGCCGGCGGCAATCCACTTTTTGTTCATGTCATCTCTCCTTGAAGGCCGTGGGCCGGATTCTTGTGAGTGAGGTTACCGGATTCTGTTCCAGGTGGTGTCCGGGAGCGAGTAGAGGTAGCCGACGCCGCTATCGGCCGCGATGGCGAAGGTGGGCGCTTCCGGCAGCGGATCGCCCGGAGCCGGGGCGGGAGGTGGCGGCGGGGCGGGGCTCAGATTGAGCTTCTGGCCGGGGCTCGGCAGCAGGGTCACTGCCGCAAGCGCGAGGCTCGTGGAGATATGGCATTTCTGGCCGTCCACAGGCTTTGGCGGCAATGTGATGGTCACCGCGTCCAGCGGCTCGGTCGGGAAGATCATCACTTCCGACACGCCGTCCAGGATTTGGATCGGCTCAACCGGCACGTCGAAGGTCACGTCAACCGGCGTGAGCGTGGCCGCGGGCGGCGG